GCTTGAGTTAAAACATAATCAAATTCAATTTTGTTTGCACCAAAAATTGGAGAAACAATTACCATAGCCAAAAGGCTTGCAATGTATTTTTTTCATTAGTCTGTCTTGCTATCTAGATATGCTTCTAGCAGAGCATCGCCTTCTAACTTTTTACCAAATATATGAATAACTTTATCATCTTGATGTCTTTCAATTCTACCATCATTATAACTAATATCCATAACATAATCTTTTTCTGTATGCTTTTTTGTTTCTTCAGTTTCATACCACATAGAATTTAGATTATGCGAATGTATTCCTTTAACTTGATTTTGCCATTCTTCGGCTAAAATCATTTTTTCGTATTTTTTTATTAGCTCTTTATATTCAGTCATTATTTCCTTTGTTGTGCTTTTCAGCGGGTTTATGTATCTCATCATGTAATTCGTCGAGTGCTTTCTCGAGGTCTTTCAAGTGAGGGTATCTAGTATAAGCTGGGTGTGCATACTTACTCATAACATCAGCCGCGTCATCAACAGCTGAAGGTTCTTTATTGAAAATTTTATCCCAATTTTCATTAAACTTTTTAGTATCTTCGGGTCTTCGTTTTGAGCCCTTACCGCCGTGCCATTTACTCATAATCTACCTAATTGAGTCATCGCTTGATGAACTCTATCTAAATCTGGGTCGTTAAGATATCCATATATTCCTAAATCATAATTCTTATATTCAGACATAAAGTCAAGTGGCGGCTCACAGAAAGTTTGGTCTTCTCTATCCATAAAAGCAACTTCCCACTTACCTTCTTCATATCCATAAGAACCAGTAAATTTTACAGCTGATACAATATAATCATCATAATCAAATTGTATTCGCACTCCATCGTGCCATTTTTGTCTTGCAGGCCATTTAGGCATTAGCTCATTCTCCCTATAATAAATCCTAGCCAAAATACGAAGATGTCAATAAAGAAATGCATGATAAAACTTAGTGCAAAAATTTCTTTCCAATGAACTTTGCAAATGTGAAACCATTCAGCAAATTTCTTCATTAATCTTCCCTTTGGCCAAATCCATAATCAATTACAACTGGGAATCTTGGTATTCCATCTGGTGTTTCATTGAAATATCTCAATGTTGCCCAATCTGGTGCTTTACCATCTTCCCATAATTTTTTCAATACTTCTTGTGTACCGCGAACTCCAGAACCAAATTCTGTTCCGTCAGGTTTGGCTAATATAAAGTGTTTTGTATATCCAGCCCAGTTACCTTTACCTTCTAACATTTTAACAACTCGGAATTCATCAGTAATAAATTCTTTACGCTTTAATAAAAATTTACTTCTTTTATTTTCGTAAGGCTTATCGTATCGTACCATCTGCCCTTCGTAACCAGCTTCTGTCCATTGTCCATAAAGATTGTCTAAACTTTCTTGTGATTGTACTGATATAGTTTCTACAACTTTAATTGTATTCATGTCAGAAAGTGTCATACCCAGCCTAAAAAACCTGCTTGAAAAGACTAAATCGCTCTCAGAAGTGTCATACATGTCATACACATGATATTGAACAAGCTTTTCAGATTCAGCAAAATCTTCTTCTGTGCTTTTCAGTTTACGAACTAGAGAAGTAATCTTATTAAAGTCTTCTTTAAGCTCGTGATTATAAAGCTCACCATCAAAAATATACTCTGGGTGTTCTTCGAAGATTGGCTTGAGTTGTTCCCAAATGTGTGGGCAACTTGTAATTGGTTTTGCTTGACGTGTCCATAAACCATCTTTATTAGCAATACAACGAATACCATCTAGTTTTGGTTGAGCGATAATTGGAAATTCAACACCGTCTTTATAACCACCAGCAAGCATTGGTTTAAATGCTTCATAAGAATCAATGTCTTTGATATCTTTGAAATACTCTTTTTCTAGTCGTCTGTCGTAGATACTCATTGCTTCAGCAATTGCTTGTGTATAAGCAGTGGTCGCATTTGCACGACCAACATTTTTTGCTTTGGATTCATTCCAACCTGAGGTAACAAGCTTTCCACCTTTAATTCCAGCAATACTTCTAATTGCAGCAACATCATCTGAGTCCCAACCATATTGAATAGTTAGTTCTCTGATTTTACCTTTTGTATCTCTCTTATAGAGAGTTGGTAACGATGATATATTTTTCATTAGCCTCTCCTCATTTTAGCAATTTCTTCTGCTTGTTTAGTACCTTTCATAACTGGAACTGCGTTTGATTTATGCATAGTAGCAATACCAACAATCAGGTCTCCAGTATACTTAAGTGTTTCTTTCTTTGTACCACTGCCACCACCTGTAACTTCTAGCGATGGATAGTTTGGTGTTTCTCTGCGATAAGCAGATTGTGGTTTGTAAGTTTTAAAATTTTTGTAATTGCGTGGGTCAGGCATTTTGATGCGACCATAAGAATAATCAATATACTCTTGTAGAGTATCATATCGTAAGTCGTGCATACTTTTACGTTTCATGTCACGATTGTGCTCTCGCCATTGCAGCTCGAGTTCTTGTAATTTCGCTTTGGTTAGTTTGACTTTACGCTTTTTAGTGCTGATTGTCGATAAACCTCTAGCTAATCCCATAATATAAACCTTCAAATAAAATACAATTATAACACGTTATTTTGTATTTGTCAACCCTTAAAAAAGGGAGTCGGTGGTCGTCCGTTTGGGTGTTCCGTACTTACAGTCAGTATGTCGCTGGTTCTGGTGTTCCCTACTAGGAGCAGTAGCCGTCGTGGGTCCTTGCAATTTTGCTCGCCGTCATGGTTTATTCCCACCAACTCTTTGTTTGTTTACCTTCGGCCTCTATAGGCTCTTGGTAAGTTATTTTGTAAATTGTCTTTCGCAACTTGTTTAAGCCATCTTTTTCTACCTTCGGCAGCTTTACGCTTACGCTTGGCAGTTGGCTTTTCGTAAAATTCTCTAGCTCTTAATTCTTTTATAATTCCAGCTTTTTCAATCTGTTTTCTAAATTTCCTTAATGCTATATCAAAAGGCATATCCATTGGTGGCCTTCTATCTTTTGGATGTCTTGGCTTTGCTCTTAAATCAACAGTTCTACCATTGATTTGTTTAGTATTATTAAATTTTCTCATATTGGGTTTATTATAATTGGTTTTGTTTGATTTGTCAACCTTTTTTTGCATTTATTTTCAAATTAAAAAAGGGAAGCACTAAGCTTCCCTCCAAAAACGGCCAGGCAGGATGTCACCTACGTGGATTGTTTTTGATTAGGCTCCCCTAAGAAACTCTAATACTGTTTCAGGCGATGTTTCTCCGTAAGGGTCTGTTTCACAATCATCAGACTTACCAGGTTCAACGAACATCTTTTCGACAACACCATCATTTACAATCATAGCGTATCTCCAAGACCTTGCGCCGAAGCCAACATTATCTTTACGAACAAGCATATTCATACCAGCGGTAAATGAGCATGAACCATCTGGAATAAATTTCACGTTTTGTACACGTTGGTCTTGCAACCAAGCATTCATAACGAAAGCGTCATTACATGATATACAGTAAACATCATCAATCCCTTCTGCTTGAAAATCCTCAAACCTAGCTTCATAGCCGGGTACTTGGAAGTTCGAACAGGTTGGAGTAAATGCACCTGGTAGCGAGAATACAATTACTCTTTTACCGCCAAAATAATCGTCGGTATTGAGTTCTTGCCATTCAAAATCACCAGTATCTACGTTTCGAGAGCGTGTTTTAAATACTACGTCTGGGACTCGTTGGGTCATAATATATTTCCTATAGGTCAGTGAGAGGGCATTGCGCCCTCTCGTCAATTTAAGTTATTCTACTAAGAATTCCTTTTTATTATTAATCTTAATTTTTTGCGGTCTCTTTTCTTCTGGAATGATTCTCTCTAATCCAATAGTTAATAGACCGTTTTTGAAGCTAGCTCCGAGGACTTCAATGTCATCTGCAAGAGTAAAGCTTCGAGTAAATTTCCTTTTGGAAATTCCTTTGTGAACGAAGCCATAATCATCTTCACCATTTCCGTCATAAACAGATTTGATAGTCAGTTGATTTTCTTTGACTTCAATATCAACATCTTCTTCTGTCAGACCTGCTAACGCAAGCTCAATAGAAAACTTGAGTTCGTCTTTAGAAGTGCGAATGTTATAAGGTGGAAAACCTGTTTGCATTTGTGCAGGTCGGTTTTCAATTTCGACCAATCTATCAAAGATTCGGTCAAAGCCCACTGTGAATGGGGCGAGGTTGTGTATATTAAATCCAGTCATTTTTATCTCCTTTTAAGCAAGATTATTATTATACTAATTTGGTGGCTATTAGCACACCGCCTTTTGTGAACCGATAATTCGTATTCACAAATTTATTTATACAGACTCAGCGTGTTCTTTAATAAAATTTTTAATAAAATTTCTGATTTCACGCGATGCAGATGTGTCATCATCTTTGCATATCTGTATGAATTCTTTCTTTTGTTCTTTGTTAATCTTAATTATTAACGTGTCATCTTTTTTCATGTTTGTCACCTAATTGTCACATAGAAGTTTCATTTGTTATAAATAAAAGGTATATACAATATATTTATAGGAGAAATACAATGTTAATAAAACTATTTAATAAAATCGACAAAATAATGAAAGCTGGTCGTTTTCATAAAATAGCCAATAAATTCTTAGCTACACTTCTCATTGTTCCTTCATTAGCTTTTGCAGATGAAGTTAATATTCGTCACATAGACCATACAACTATAATGACTAAAGATGCAATGGTCATATTAGACAAAAAAGCTGGTAAATTTTGGAACGCTAGTTTAGATTGTAAACTTCCAATTACTACCGACTCTAAAGTCAATTTTAAGACTGCCACAAGGACAATCAAAAAAGGTTCAGAACTAACATTTATTATTGGTTCTAAACAAAAAGATGAGCACTTATGTAGAGTTACAACTCTAGCTGCGCTTTAATCTCCGGTACTTCCAATACCTCCGTCTCGGTCAGTTTTCTGGCCGGGACGTTCACTAACAAATTCTGGTATATGTTGATGAATAGGCTCTATCATACATTGAGCTAATCTTTCACCGTGTACTATTCGTGCTAAACTATCTGAAATATTAAGTAGAAGAATATGTGTTTCTTCGACATAATCACAATCTATAATACCTACTCCGTTACTGAGCGCTAAACCTTTTCTAGCAGCTGCACTTGAACGAATAAACATTTTCATTACATGATGGTCAGGTATATCAAATATTAAACCTGTTGGAACTAGAGCTCGTTGCCCTGGGTGTAATAAAAAAGCAGGTTCACCTTCAATCTCTTTAATTAATATATCGACTTTTCGATTTACTGTATTATACGCTTGTATCTTTTCACCAGTCACAAAGGCTGCAGAAATATCGAAGCAAGCACTGCCTCGAGTAGCGTAAGTTGGAAGGATTGCACATTCTTTTGTTTTGTACACATTCATATTATATAAGTCACCAATTTGTTATATTGTTAACTAGCTTTTGCGTTACCAATATTGTATTTTACAGTTAGTTCCCAATCGTCTTTTTCTTTAAACGATATAATTTTAATTTGATTTAATGATGCTACTGGGTCTTTTGTCTTTTCAGCATCTACAATCTTTACTAATTCCCACTCTTCTAATAGGTTAACAATTGTGTTCCTACGAGCGTGGTCTTCTTCTGTAAAAGTATTATGCTTACCGTCAAGGATAAACAATTCTTTAAAATGCAGAATTGCATATCTACCCTTCTTGTGTAGAATGTGGCAGGACTGAAATAACTTCTTGTCTTTACGACTAGAAATACCAATCCTAGTGAGTGTTTCTTTAATTTTTAAGAAACTATCAGGTGTAGGAAGCGTTACTTCAACGCCAACACCTCTAAAAATATCTTCTTGTTCCATGATACATATTCACCTTTTTAATTATTGTGACTGATGGTATATAACCACTATAAGATTTATTTATCTTTTTCAAGTCTTACCCTCCTGTCACAAGTCGGTCGTGAACACTTTGAAGCTGTTCTTCATTCAGAACTTTGAGATATTGCTTTGCCACTGTTCGGTTACATTGACATACTTCTTGTATCGCATCGAGATTCACATCTTTATCAGCCTTCGGCCACTTAGAGAATCTTTTACGCTTTCGTAATACAGCACGGTAGTAATCAAACTGTGCTGCTGGAAACAACTCATGCCTTTGATTCATTTCATTAGCATGTAGTATTGTATCTTCAAAGTTAGTAAATCCACGATTAACGATATAAGCATTATATTGCTTTTCAGTCATATCTGGATTCTCACTATCTTTGATAAGGTCTGCCTTTGTAAAAGAGGCAGCATTCATAAAATCAAATGGACTCAAATCACCCTTTGCCATTTTGTATCTCCTCTATAGTCACAAGCATCTCGTTCATGTCTTTTGCGCAATCAGCACACATTTTGAGTTCCGCTTCACCATCTTTTGCTTGGTACTTTAGAGTGTATTCTTCACCTCCTTCTACACTCACATCACAGTAAAAGCATTTGTGTGATTTGCGAAAATCAATTTTCATTAGACATACTCGGATTCAATCATAACTTCAGTTAAGAAAGCAACCATGTTAACTTCTTGGTCTGCTACGAAGTTTGCTTTGTACATATAGTCAGCAAGAGTCACAATAAATCCTGGTTGAGTTTTAAATTCAACTTTATGTGTTGCTGCGTCGTAGATACGTCTGAACATTTCATTCATATCTTGGTCTGAGTTTTTTGCTACCCATTTGCGCATATTCGTAAAGTCTTTTGCTTTGAGCAGACTGAATAGTTCATCAATACTCTCTTGTTTGAGATTTACAAATATACCTTCGTCGATTTTACCTGAAGCTGCATAAGATTGTAGTTCAGTTAATACACGACGGAAATCTGGAAAATGTTTTTCAATTACTTTTGCTACAACACCTTTATCGTAAGCAACATTCTCATTCTCAAGAATATTGATAACACGTTTAAAGAATTGCATAGCAAGAGCTGGTCGCTCGGTCTGTTCAATAGTAAAATCTACTTCAGATAACCTTGAACGAAGTGGAGCGATAATTCTGTTCTTAAAATTACATGTGAAGATAAAGCCACAATTGGCTGAATATTCTTCAATGAAATTACGAAGAGCTGGTTGTACATTTGCTGCACTGAGATAATCAGCTTCGTCAAAGATAACATACTTTCT